CATTGAAATGAACGTAAGTAAATTTCTCAAATCTTCCAGTTAATAACTATCTTGTCAGATGTGACTTGCACCTTGTCGATCAGCTCTCTGACAATAACTTTCTGGTTATCGTAGGACATATCAAGTACACTACTGGCATCTAACAGTTTTTCAATTTTCTCTCTTTGGCCCGCTTGCTTATCATTCGAGGCTTTTTTTATTTCTTCTTCCAGCGCGTTTCTTTGTTTGATAAAATCTGCAGACTTGGTCCTTAATTCGTCCAGCGTGATCCTATCGTCCAGGTATAGGTCGTTTAGCTTACTTAGTTTGAGTGTTAGGCTATCTATCTGCTTCTGTATAGCTTGCTTGTCAATAACTGGGCTTGTATCGTCCGAGAATAATTCTTGTATCTTGTCTGGGTCATTCTGCAACATAGCTATGCGAGTTAGTACATAATGCTCTAGTATATCCATGTAGTAGTAGCCAGAGTCACACTTTTGGTTATCATTATATACCGTGACACCTCTCGTAGATCGTGGGTGTCTCTGGTAGCATTCGTACCTTTTGGTGCGTGTGCCGTCCTTTCTCTTTTGGCCTAAAATGACTTTTAGAGGTGCGTGACAGTAACCGCATTGAGCCATTCCAGAAAGCATATACTTAGCCTGGAATGGTCGAGGGTTTAGCAATTCTTTGGCAGTTTGTTGCCTCTTTGCTAACTCTCTTTGCGTCTGTTCAAAATCTTCTAGCGATATTATGGCCTTGTGTGTGCCCTGGAACGTCTGCCCCTTGAATTGGTTTAAACCACAATATACAGGATTGGCTAGTATTCCTCTGATTGTGCGATAGCTCCAAGCTGGCTTTTTGGGGTATTCATCGTTTATCTTATCCCTCAATTTAGTTATTGACATACCAGCTAGATAAGATGAGTATATTTCTTTGACCACCAAGGCTTCATACTCGTTAACAGTCATTGATCCAGTCTCTTTGTCGTAGTCGTAACCGTAGGAAGTCTTAGCCCACATCATGGACTTGCCAGACTTAGCACGGCCTAGCTTGCCTAATTGCATACGCTCTTTTATCTGCTCCCTTTCGAGCTGAGCAAATACGGATAACAAACCTATAACCGCTCGCCCGAAAGGTGTAGACGTGTCAAAGTTTTCGAGCAGGCTGACAAACTCGATATTATTTTTTAAAAAGATATCCTCTATCAAGTATAGAGTGTCCTTTTGGCTACGACTCAAGCGGTCCAGCTTGTATACTAGTACTGTATCAAATAGCTTGCTCTGGGCATCTTTTATCAGTTGTTCGAGTGCTGGGCGCTCGGTTGTAGAGCCAGAGAAGCCCCCGTCTGTATAAATCTTGTAAACATGCCAGTCCTTAATATCGCAGTAGCTCTCCAGCTTTGCTTTCTGTTCCTCTATCGAGTAGCCCTCTTCCATCTGGGAAGTGGTAGACACGCGCACATATAGAGCCACTTTATTAATTTCATTCATTGTCTTAATACTCCTTTTTTGATAAAATAGAGTATAGAAAGACACCTTTCAAAATTTGTCATTTTGAAACCTTTCTTTATCTTGCATTGCCTCACGCTCAGACTCGCCAAAGTTTGAGAGCGTGGGGCTTTTTTTATTTGTCGTAAATCATCGCGCCGTTTTGTTCGTATGCCAGGCGGTTTTCATCTTTATCAAATACATATACGGGCGGTGCTGTAAAATCTTTGTCGGTTATTTTGTAAGTCTTTTCCACGTCATTTTTAATTTTCAACAAACCGTCCACAGTTTGGTGTAGCTGGTCATTTGTCAATTCAGACGATGCCACGGGTAGCAATACCGCTATGCCATTGCTACGATAATATACTTCCATTTGACTTGAGTCAAGCCATTGTTTATAAGAGTTTGCAAATTGATCTAATAGCGGTCTAGCTTTGCTGACCCGTCCAGTAGCCTTTCTAAGTTGCTCCTCTCCTTGGTTTTCTTCCTTGGCTTTGGCCTTGGCCTTGTCTACTAGCTCCCAGGCCTTTTCTTTTTGTGATTTCTCTGAGCTTTGCTCTGTAGCTACTTGCTCGGTCGATTCTTCTTGACTTGGTTCAGATTCTTCGTTTTGACTGCAACCTGTCATAAATAGAGTGAGTAGTGCGACTGCTGCAAATGTTACCTTTTTCATATTTTTCCTCCCGGCTATCCCACCAGCCTGTAAAATTCATCAATGACCATCAGTTCGTCGGTTACTGATTTTAGTTTGTGCCTTTCCATAAAGTTTAAATAGTTAAAATCTTCCTTGTCTACTCTTTCCAGCTCCTCTCTCAGTAGCGTGTGAATCATGGCCCGGTTGGCTTCATTTTCGCACTTTATCGGGTTGATAGTATAATTGGCCTCGGTATGGTCTAAGTGGCCTAATTCGTGCAATACGACCCTTTTCTGGGCCTCTTTAGTTAGTGATTTATTCACGAAGATAATCCTCATATCTGAGATTATCATTCCTGGTCGTGGCCATAGGTCGTTATCAAAGTAAGCGAGTGTCACTCCCTCGCTGTCGCATATTTCTTCTATAGTCATAATCTGCCTTGTAAGTAAATTTCTATTATGTTTTTAATCGCTTGTATATCGTTTTCTGACAACGGCTTACCGTCAAACGTCTTTGCACTTTCTGCCAGCTTGCGCAGGTCGGTTTCTGAATATCCGGTTTCAGTGGTTGTTTCTGCTTCTTCTTCCCAACCCATAAGGTCAGCGGGTGAAATATTCAATGTTTCAGAAATCTTCTTCAGTACCTCTGGGCCAACCTTTTCTATATCCCCTTTTTCATATCTAAATATAGTTGAGCGAGAAACTCCCACGCGCTCAGCGAGGGTATCAGCAGAGATCTTTAATTCTTTTCTTCTTAATTTAATTCTTTCTCCGACGTTCATGATTTTTTCTCCTCTTATATATTACACGTTAATTTTACATCTTTAGTTTCAAAAACGCAACAAAAAAGTTTCAAAAATGCGATTTTTTTGTTGACAAACTTTTCTGGTCATGTTATACTTAATTCAACAAGTCGCAGAAGTGCGACAAAAAGAAAGGAGAATACATGGTTAATGTATCGAAGTTGAAAGGTAAAATCGTAGAACGAAACACCACGCAAGAAGAACTTGCAAGTAAAATCGGTGTTACAAAAAGTACGTTTTACCGCAAGATGAAGCGAAATGGCAACTTTTCGATCAAGGAAGTAAACTTGATCGTGTCAGCCCTCAATCTTTCAAAAGATGAAGCGATGGCCATTTTTTTTAGCGAGACAGTCGCGTAAATGCGACAATCTAGCGGAGTGAATAGAAAGGAGAAAGATGGCGGAGAGAAGAATGTTATCTAAAAAGATTTTTCAAAGTCGAAAATTTTTAATGATGCCGTTCGAAGCGCAAGCCCTATACACCCACTTGATTTTATCAAGCGATGATGATGGAGTGGTTGAGGCTTTTCCTATCGTCCGAATGATCGGAGCCAAGGAAGACTCGCTAGGGCTGCTGGTTGTAAAAAAATTCATCTTACCACTAAATGACGATATGGTTTACTTTATCACTGATTTTGAAGAACAAAACAAAATCAGAGCAGACAGAGTACAACCCTCACGCTACCGCGAACTGTTACTAGAAAAAACAGACATGGTAGTAGACGGCAAGCGAGTTACTGGTCAAAAAAAATACAT